CGGGATCGTTCACATGGTTTTGTTTCGCACCATGTGGTCAGAAGGTACACTCGACGTTATTCGCCCTGCGTTGTCGAGTGCTGCTCGTTCTAGAGCCGAATCCATATCTTTACTTAGAAAATTTTCAGAGCGTCTGGGAGGTCAACTTTCCGTTGACCTACCGGTTCCTCTCGAAGAATATTCTGAAGATTTGGAGTTCGTATTAAAGAGAGACAAGGAGTTTTCTACGGCCCTCCTTGAAGGCCAGCCACATCCGTGGCGAGAACCCCTCCGTCGACTGCCTGCAGTCGACAGAGTGACAGTTGCAGGTTCTTTGTTCCTCTGGAGGAAGTCTCTTCCAGTGGTTTCTGCCCCTTCGCCGTCCGAGCACCGAGAGAAGGTGCTCGCGCCTGAGATTCCTTTGCCGCCTGGTTACGTGGCGCATTTGATCTCGACGACAGAAGAGTGGTTTCCCCCAGGGTGGGATCGAGGTTATTTTTCTGAAATACACTCATCCGTACCGACGGTGAAGTCGGTTGTGGAGTCGGGTAGGTGTAAGGGTGGGTGGAGGGCTCTCGGTCCTGACCGAGAACACTACGCCCTTCAGTGTATGGGAGAGGCAGATGTCGAGGTTGATCGTCGCGTTCGCTTCCTTGTCGCCGAGTGCGACGGGAAGAAGCGTGCGGTTACCGTGATGTCTGCCTCTGCCCAGATACTGAAACCCTTGCACCGCCTTATCTACAACCAGCTCTCTCGCGCGCCGTGGTTGTTGCGTGGGGAGGCCACTCCTGATGTGATGGCGGAGTTCCTTCGTGTGCGCGGTGAGGTGTTCGTTTCCGGGGACTATGAGTCCGCTACGGATCACCTTCCTGTTACTTCTGCAGAGTGGATCCTTCGGGCTATTTTTCGACGTTGTAAGTACGTCCCTCTGTCTGTTCAGACAGAGGCGTTAGCGTACTTGCGTGTGTCGATTATGTATCCCGATGGTGTTGAAGGGAGGGCTACCCGTCAGTTGATGGGTAGCCTTCTTTGCTTTCCCCTGCTATGTATACAGAATTATGCCGCGTTTCGATGGATTTTTCCTTCAAATATCCCCGTCAAGATTAATGGCGATGACATCGTCTTTCGTTCTAGCCGTGAGGACTTTCAACGATGGTCAGACTTTGTGTCTTCCGTCGGTTTGCGTCTTTCGGTTGGTAAGACGATGGTCTCCGCCTCCTTTTTTTCCCTGAATTCGACCTTTTTTCGAGCTACAAGTAGACGGGTACGGTTGGTTCCCGTTGTTCGGTTTACAGCTTTGTTGCGGTCGAAGTCAAATTACCCGAATGGCCTCGCGGGAGGCTTCTCGTCGTTCTTACGAGGTTTTTCGGGTTCGTTAAGGGATACTCTTGGCGCGTGGTGGTTGACGGAGAAGGGAGGGGTCATTAGGAAGTCCGGCCGGAGCGTTGTACGGGGTCTTCGTATCCCGGCGAGCGATTCTATGTTGAAGGCCTCTAATCTTTGGATAAGAGAACTTTGGTATCTTGATTCAATCGCTCCTCGAGTGCGTTCGGTTGGGGGTGTAGGCGAAGAGATTCGTCTGCCCCCCCCGCCTAACAAATTAGAGGGTCAGGTGAAGATCCCTCGGGGTTGGATCCGCGTTCCGGCGCAGGGGGCTTCAGAGGAACAAAAATCTGAGGAGGTCGAGTTTTTTGACGAATTACTTGATAGGGCATGGGGTGTTCCCTATGCCCTTCCTCAGATCCGGGAGAACGAGTATTGGAACCAGGTCTCAGTCACGGGTTTTGAGGCGTCTTTTAGGAGATACCTCAATCCTCGTGATTGTGGCTTGGTGAAGAGACTTGGTTTTAAGAAAAGATACGCGCTACGTTCAAGGAGTGTCTTTTATAATCTTCCGGTACCTGTGAGTGAGCGGATGGTGTGGGTACGTTGCCCGAGGCTGGTTGACGAGGAGGACGTGGTAGACGAGGATGTCACCGTCGTTGCGACGATGTATCCCCCACCTAGGACGTTGGATCCTTCGTGGGCTCGTTATCTCGACTTTGAGGACGCGGCCGCACTCTACATGTAGGTGCGAGACGTTGCTCGGTCAGGGATGAAGTACGGGAGCTTTTCCAGTGGAGTAGTCGTGAAGATTATTATTGAGCAGTGGTATAACTTTCGAAGGCTGGGCGGCCGGTTTAGCGGTGCTGGCGGTACGAGTCAGTAGGATGTGTGAGGCGGTCCGGGTGGATTTGATTCCCAGGGGAAGTGTTAGAACTCCCTCCCGCTAACCCTTTTCTTCCCGAACCTCGCGTGCCGTTTGTACGTCAGCGGTCCCACCGGCCTTCGGGCCGTAACCGTCCTGTCCAGAAAAAGTTGTATTACGGTGATGAGATATTATCTGAGCGTCCTGCGCTACTGGGTTTCAGTCCCCTACTGACCTGCAG